CTTTTTGGCAAGTAGAACACCTATATAAATATATCTATACGTTTACTATAGTCTAAGTAAACGTATAGCTATACGTTTCCTATATATATACGGTTACTATAGCTATACGGTAACTATAGCTATAGGGTAAACCGTCATATGGGTATAGGAGGGTCTATCGTTCTAACATCTATCTCTCAAAACTTATAGGTATAGTCGTTTACTAAGACTATACGGTTTCTATGATCTACGGTTTCTTCAACTATAGAAAACGTATAGCTATAGGAGCGTGATCCCGCGAACACAGTAGGGTCATTTCCGATTTTTTTTGAGGATTCAAATGTCAAAAGACTGAACCCATGTTCGTTGTCAAACTAGCTACGAATGGGTTTTGCATCTGCAGCTGGCAGCAAAAGGGTTCAAAGCGGTTTTGGGCGGTTTTCCGCATTGGATGAAACTGGAATTGAGATTTTGGGGAAGTCGGCTAATTTTCGTTTACCGTTGACCTAGAAATGGCATTGGCGAGCTAATCCAAAAGCCGGAAGTGTTTTGCGCCATGCCTTTACTTGTCATTTCATCATTACTAAGGCAACGGCGGTTTACGCCGAATTCGCCGGTTCTGTGTTTATCGAAGGCAAAAGTGGAATTAAAGTATTGTTTGCAACCTTGACATTGATTTCTATCGCCGGTTAATCGCATGGGTTACTCCGTTGAAAAGGGGCAAGGAAAGCATAGCATTGAAGGCTAAAAGGGTGAAAAAAAGCCGGTAGCGATACCGGCTAAGGGGAAAACGTCTTAAACGGCTTATTTACAATTCACTGAAAAGGGTACCATCACAATGTCACGATGCCCCGCAAGGGTTAGCCTTGCGATCAGCTTAATGCAGCGCCAACGAGGTCTTAGCTTTTGGCCTAATGGCGTGCTATACGCAACGGGGGTTTTGTACTCCCGAATCTGATAGAAAATCTTTTGCATGGTTGCCCCCTTAGAATGACAGTAGAACAAAAAGAAATGCCCAAAAGAAAAACAAGGCAAGTAATCCGGCGAGAATCTCAAAAATAATTTGCATGATTGCCCCCTTAGTCCGTTACAGGTTGCGCAAGGTCAATAGTCCAAGCAAGCGGTATCGGCTTGTCAGGCCTGAATCCGTTACTTGGATAACCCCCTATTGCTTCAAAGCAAATATTGCCAATGGTAAAAGACTGAGTTACAGAATTGGCAAGATACACTTTGAACGTGCCATGCTCTGTTATCACTTTGCAAAGCTTGCCAATGTTTAATGGTTGACGTGTTTTCAGTGTTTTCATAGCGTCACCCCTTCGCATTCTTCGCTGATAACTTGCTCGATGGTGCTAATGTCACTGCGAATCAGATTGTTTACTGCATTGGCAACTGCAGCATAAAAAGCCGCTTGGCATTGCAATTGCGCAGAGTTCCCCTGATTCATAGCGGCTTGAGTCCAAGCCCTGTTAGCCGCTTGAATGTTGTCAATGTCTGATAACTGCAGTCTTGCAAGATACGCATTGAGAATGCGTGCATGGTCTATTTTGCTCATGATTGCCCCTTAGAGTTAGGAAATGGCGTTAAAACACGCCCGTATGCGCCCCTAAAGACGCATACAGTCAGGTTTTAAGCGGCTATTGCTTCGGTTACTTGCTCAGTTTCGTTCACTTGCTCACCCGTCAGATAATCCAATGCGCTTTGTGCTTTTGCTGCAGCAGATAAGATAAATTTTTTATCATTTCGCAACGCCTGAAGCCAATTCTCAATGTATCCAGCGTGTCGCAAGTCGCCATCAATGCCGCATTTTGCGCAAAGCATGGCAGCGCCCAATTCGGCAACCAGTTCTTCAAAAGCATAATTTTCGCTTCCAAACCTTGCCGGAGTGATTCGCTTTAGCCTTTTCTCATGGCCTGAAGCGTGTACTGATTCGTGTAGCAAAGTGGCATAGTAATTTTCACGGGTATCAAATGCCGCTTGTGGCGGCATCACAATGGCATCAGTACTTGGCCTGTAATAAGCGGAATCCCCTGCATGAGTTAATCCGCCTGACAATTGCAAGCGAGTAACAATCGAATCCGCTTCAGCGCAGGCATCCCAATCTACTTCTGGAATCTCAGGCATTGGCGGTAATTCAATGCCAGAACATTGTTCAATGTTGAAAACATAGTAATGCTTGATAAAAGCATAGGCGGAAGTTACTGATTCACCCTTATCGCCTATTGTTTCCTTACGGTGAACATTCCAATAGACCACTGGGGTACCTTTTTGATCGGCGAGTACGGTTCCACCTAGTTGCTGCGCTTGCTTGAAAGTAACGTAGTAAGGGATTGCAAAGGGTTGCATTGAAAGCCAGAAATGATTGATGCCCCTGTAAACAGTGCCACTAGCAGGATTGAATGGCATCCCTTCACCTACTTGCCCCTTGAGATAACGCCACGGCTTCACCCATGGTGCAGCCCCTTTTTCTAGCTCGGAAATGATTCTGTCGGTAATTTGCTGCGCGATGTCGATTTTCATAATTAGCCCCTGATAAGTTTAGGAAAGCCAGTTAACGCACTGGCAAGCGGTTTGTTCAATTCCAGATATGAATGTTTGTAGCGTCAGGATGAACGCGCAGAATCATCTTTTCAACGTAAAGCTTACTTGCAGCCATAAATTCACCGCCCTGCAGCTCATTGTTTGCAAAGTACGAAAAATGAAATAGCTTCATAATTTACCCCTTGTTCAGTTTAAGAAATACGCTAGTGCGTATGTACACAGTATAAGCGGTGTATGTATTAAGTCAAGGGGCATCTATATATATATAGGTATATATTTTTCTATTGGCTTGTATATAGGGATATATGCAATCTATTAGGGATTGTCGTTTGGGTAATAATTGATATATTGTCAATCCTCGCGTCCTTGCATATTTATTAACAAGGGGTAGCATGGTTATTCTTTATGCAACATTGTCTATTGGTCAATTGCCATAGGGTCAACGGTGCCATTCATGCAATTGGCGTTATGACAAGGGCATAGGTCATTCCTATCGGGCATGGTCAGGCAATAGGCTTGGTCTTGTTATGTTTGTGGCAACGCGATGGGTCATGGCCCTCCGTGGTTGCGCGCCCTATTTCATCCCCCGCCCCAAGGAATTTTGTGTTTTCTGAGAATTGGGTTAATCTGTGCGTGAAGTCGAGGCAGCCGTCAGGTTGTTTCTGCCCTTGGTGGTTGGCGCTGCTAGGGGCAACACGCATAAGGATTGACTTGCCGAGGTAGAGTCCGGATCGAAACGGCGAGATCAGCGGAGTGTCCTTAGTGACTAGGCGGCTCATTGACCGAGTGCAGTCCTCAGCCGTGTTTTGACAGAGAGAGTTTCCCCGTCTAGTACGGGGATTTTTTTTGCCTATTAGTTTTGCAGTGTTTGTGATACAGTAAACACACTGTATTAACGGAGGTGCGAATGTATGAAATAGATAGCGATGTACCGATGCCTGAAGTTAAGGTTCGGCATAACTACCCGCATGAGGCTTTACAGGTGGGGGAGAGTTTCTTTGTGCCGGGTGGGAATATGAATGTGCTGTGTAATTACAACCGGATTAGGGGTAAGCGGTTGGAGAGGAAGTTTGTGTGCCGTCGGGAGGGTGACGGTATTCGGGTATGGCGAATTGAATAGGGAGGGCTGAGATGACGATAAGCAGAGAATGGATAAAGGAAGAGCGGGTTACTCAAGACGATCCTTGGAAGCATCGGTCTGAAGGAATGCGTTGCAACACTTGTATGTGGTTTGTACCAAAGCAACCGGATGCAAAGCTAGGTTATGACCTTGGTCGTTGCCGCCGCCATGCGCCAACAATTGATGGCTACCCGGTGGTGTTTGTGACTGACTGGTGTGGCGATCATCGTGTAGATGAAAACAAAGTTTGAATAGGGAGGGGTTATGTTGAACGCAAAGAAGGCGCACGCCTTGTTTGATTATTTGAAGGCTAGGTTTGGGTTAAGGAATGACCGGGAGTTGGCAGCAGCTTTGGGTTTGCAGTCTTCTGGCTATGTGAGTCGGGTACGGCATGGGCATTTGCCAGTCAGTGCTGAGTTGATGTTGAAGATACATGACGCCTTTGGATTGGAGATTCGTGAGATCAAGGCTTTGGCGCAAAAGGCAGATGGACAGTCCTGACCGCTATCAGGAAGAGCTGTTGTTATCGCGCCAGATGTTGCGCTCGGAGATGAGGAATGCCATTGCCGCACAGGATGCCAAACAGAAGAGGGCGTTGGTAGCGAGGTGGAAAGAGGTGTACCGCCCTGAGATCGTGAAAGAGTTATTGGCTGTGGCTAAAGACTACGAGGCGCGATACAGGATTGCTAATTGGAACTTAGAGGGCTTTGACAATGAGCGACGTAAAACAAAAAAGTTTTGAAGACATTACAGTAGTTGCGATTTATGGCGATGGTCGGGGAAAGGTTGCACTGCCAGCATTGAGAAAGACTGCCGAGGCACTGCCCGGCTGCAAGTCTTTGTTGATTACCAATACCGAGTTAGACATTACGATGATGCACCAGAAGATCATTGGTGCGCCCTTGGACTATCAGGGTTACTCCGAGTTTGTGATGTACGCCCTGCACAACTACATTGAAACTGACTACGCCTTGATTGTGCAGCACGATGGTTGGGCTTTGAATGCAGAGAATTGGAATGATGACTGGTTCAACTATGACTACATTGGTGGCCCTAGTCATGCAGCATTGCTACCCAATGGTGAGTTCTCCACCATGTATCAGTGGTGCATGGATAAGAAAGACTATACCGGTGCCTTGATTGTCCAGAATGGTGGCTTTTCCTTGCGCAGTAAAGCCTTCTTGGAAGCGCCTTCTAAGTACGGGATCATGCGTCGCCACTTTCCTGAAGCCATGTTAAACAACGAGGATGTGCAGTTATCCTGCTTCATGCGTCCTGCGATGGAAAATGTGGGTATGCGCTATGCACCTGATGACGTTGCCAAGTATTTTTCGTTCGAACACTTTGGCCCGATTCACAATGGCATGAACTCGACCAAGATATTTGGTCATCACAGTCGGTTTAGGCAGTTGCTCTCTAACGGCGAGATGCTTTGGAAACTGACGGACGAGCAGATGCAGCAGATTATGGGTGAAGTGCAGGCCAAAGCCATGTTCGAGCAGCTCTACGGATACACCATCCATGCAGTTTGATCGCAAGAACTTCTATCGCTTCTGCCGCCAGTTAAGGATTGAGTCCAAAGAACAAGGCATGATCACCTTGGGTGAGCGTTTGCTTGGCACCCAAACCTATGTCATGGATGAGGTAGCGCGTGGTCTGCAAGATGACATCCATTTCTTTGTGGTACTGAAAGGGCGTCAGCTTGGTATCACCACCATATCCTTGGCGCTCGACCTTTACTGGCACTTCATTCATCCCGGTATGCAGGGAACGCTAACCACCGACACAGAAGAAAACCGAGAGCAGTTCAGAAGTACGCTCTCCATGTACATGGATGGCCTGCCCAAGCAGTACAAGATTCCACTGATGAGCCATAACCGCAATCAGTTGGTACTGCAAAACAGAAGTCGGATGTTCTATCAGGTGGCAGGTACTCGCGCTAAAGGTGGATTGGGTCGAGGCAAGGGCATTACCTTCTTGCATGGCACGGAAACGTCTTCATGGGGCGACGAGGAAGGCTTGGCGTCCTTGCTGGCATCCTTGGCTGAAACTAACCCGCTTCGCTACTATATGTTCGAGAGTACGGCGCGAGGCTTCAATATGTTCCACGATATGTGGACAACTGCCAAACGTGCGCGAACACAGAAAGCCATCTTCTGTGGCTGGTGGCGTAACCAGTTGTACATGGCTGATCCCAAGTCAGACATCTACAAGGTGTACTGGGATGGCAAACTTTCGCCCGAAGAGAAGGAATGGACGAAAGACATCAAGAAAATGTACAACTACGAGATCAACTCTCGGCAGATTGCTTGGTGGCGCTGGAAGCTGCACGAAGGTTTGAAGGACGATGGCCTGATGTATCAGGAATTCCCACCCACAGAGGACTACGCCTTTGTGATGACGGGAACCTCCTTCTTCTCTACCGCCCGTTGTACCGACGCGATGAAGGAAGCTAAACGCTCACCCTTCATTTCGTACCGCTTTAGCATGGGTGCTAACTTCCAAGACACCACGCTAATCCAAAGTAGCGAACGATTAGCGACGTTAAAGATTTGGGAGGAACCCGTACCCAACGCTTACTACGTCGTGGGTGCTGATCCTGCCTATGGATCGTCGGACTGGGCAGATAGATTCTGCATTCAGGTGTACCGCTGCTATGCCGATGGCATGGAACAGGTTGCAGAGTTTGCCACCTCGGAGTTAAATACCTTCCAATTCGCTTGGGTGATCTGCTATCTGGCTGGCGCTTATGGCAATTCCTTGCTGAACTTGGAAGTCAACGGCCCCGGACAGGCCGTGATTAACGAGATGAGGAACCTGAGAAGGCAGGCCATGTCATTGCCACCGTCGGAAGCTAGGCATCTCAACGACGTTTTAGGCAATATGCAGCATTACCTATGGCGAAGAAACGACAGTTTTGGCATTAGCAACAGCATTGGTTGGGTGACAACGCATTCTTCCAAGGAGCGAATGCTGAATTACCTGAAGGATTACTTCGAGCGCGGGATGTTGAAGGTGTATTCGGAAGAGTGCATTGACGAAATGAAGGGGATTGTGCGCGATGGAGGCACGATTGCCGCTACTGGTAGGTCAAAAGATGACCGTGTGATCGCGTCAGCATTAGCTACTGCCGCTTTTGCAGAGCAATTACAGCCTAGATTGATCGCAAACCGGGTAACCAAGGACAAAAAAGAGTCAAAAAGTGACGAAAATGAGCAAGGTGGGCAGGTTCAGGTACAAAAACAGGTGTCAAATTACCTAAAAGCACTGGGTTTTTGATGATTACGGTACTTTCCATCGCTGAAATCAAGCTAAGACTGCACAATATGCGGCTAAACCGCAAAAGAGGCTACTCAATGGCTGAATTTGCGAAGATGGCAGGGGTGGACTATCGGAACATGAAAAAGGCCTTTTTTGAGCTAAAAATGCCTGTTTCTGAGACCACACAGCGCCGTATTTCCAAGGCTTTGCTGGCTTTGGAGAACGGCGAGGCCGGAATGAGGATGGATATTGCTGGCAGAATGAAGTTGGACTACCACCCACCCAAGGATTTTGGCAAAACCTTGAAGCGCGGCTACACGCTAGAGATGAATAACGGCAAAATTGGCTTGTCCGTTAAACCCATTAACAAGTACGATTATACAAAACCACATTTGTTAAAGAAGTGAGGGGCTAACATGAGTGTATTACATGATTACAAGTGTCCGGTGCATGGCTACTTTGAAAGTCGGCAGGCAGTTTGTCCTTCCGGCTGCACCGATGTGCAATTAGTGTTCTTGCAACCTGTCGGAATTGCCAGTGATGCAACGAAACATAATGACAAAACGCTAAAACAACTTGCGCTAGACTTCAAGATGAGCGATATTAAATCGACCAGAGAAGGTGAGGCGCAGCCGCCGCGCCATGCTACGTCTAATAATCCGTTCGCACCCCGGTGGGGATCGCCTGCGGAACTGGGTGGCTACAACCTTAACTCGATTGCGGGTGAGTCAGTATCAGGAATGCAGGCGGTCAAGCAAGCGGGTACGAATTTGAGTGGCCCGAAAGTGGGGTCTTACATTGCCGACCATGAGAATTTACAGATCAAATGAGAATTCCTGAGAACCCAGTTGATCGCCAAGCGTTCTACGTTGACATCATGAATAAGTGTCTGGTGTCTCAAGGTGAGCGCCAAGCACAATACTCCACCCTACGCTCCTACTACCTATTCGGCGCTGATCAAAACTCACCGCCTGCACACTTCAATAAAATCTATCCGCACATTGATCAACTGTCTGCCTTTATGTACTCGGCAGACACGACGCGCTTCTCTGTCAAGATCGGCGCGTCTGTGCCTGAAGTGTTCAAAAAGAAAATACCCGCACTGACCAAGGCATTGCACGACTACTGGACTGCTAGTAACGCAGACCAAGTGTTCGGTCAGGCATTAAACTGGGCGTTTTGCTACAACTCCACCTTTGTCAAACTAATCTGGCGCAATGGTATCCACCCCTACATGGTGGAACCCGGCGTGTTTGGCGTGCTACGCGAAGACACACCGTACACAGACCGCCAAGAGGCAATGGTGCAAGAGTTCTATATGACCAAATCGGAACTCTACTCGCGCCTCTACTCGCATGAAAAGCGTGACGAAATCCTAAGTCGCATTGCGTTAGCTGAACAACAAACCAAGAAGTACCCTGAAGGCGTTGAGCGCCTAGTCACTTCTGCGGTTGATCCAACGATCTACGGTAACGTGCAGATGAATCTGGCTGGCAACATGACGTACACGCCACAGATTGCAGAGCCTACCGTCAAAATGCGGGAGCTTTGGATATACGACGATAAGGTAGATGATTACGTCTGCGTCACCATTGCTGATCCAGACATCGTAATCTACGACCGTGCATCCAAGAGCCTATTCCTACAAGGTGAGCAGCCGTTCGTACAAATCTGCCCATCGCCTCAATACGATTACTACTATGGGCAGTCTGAAACGCAGCGTCTTGTGTTCTTGCAAGAGATGCGTAATAAACGAACCGGACAGATACTTGAATTGCTGGACAAGCAAGTCAATCCACCCAAGGCGTTCATTGGTTTCCAAGGAATCTTGGATGAAAAAATGTTTGCGCTTAATCGTGCCAACGGCATGGTGGCGTCTGATATGCCTAACGCCAAAGTAGAAGAGTTCACGCCAAACATCCCGAACGACTTGTTCCGCGAACTGAGTGAGATTGACGCTATGTTTGCTGAAGCCTCTGGCATTACCAGCGTACTGTCAGGTCGTGGCGAAACCGGCGTTCGTAGCCAAGGCCATGCCTCGCAGCTTGCTCGACTCGGTTCTTCCCGCGCCAAAAAGCGTGCATTGACCATTGAAGACAGTCTTGAGAAAATTGCAACGCTGTATCTGAAGATGATGATGGTCTATGACGATACGCGCTACCGTGACGAAGATGGCAACGAATTCATTGCCGCCCAATTTACGGATGACTTTGTTGTCAAAGTAGATGCGCATTCCAACTCGCCAATCTTCATGGAAGATGCCAGAGACTTGGCCTTTAGCCTGTTTAACGCTGGCGCAATTGGCAAGGCCAGCTTGCTGGAGATGGTCGAGCCGCCAATGAAGGATCGGCTGGTGGAAGAGGTTAAGGCAATGGAAGCTGCCGCAGCTATGCAGCAAATGATGCAGCCCCCTGCCGCACCACAAGGCGGCGCACCGGCGGGTGAAACGCCAGAGCAACCCGAACAACCGCAACTGAGGGCCGTGTAATGGATCAACGATCAGGCGCAATGAACTCCCAGTCCATGTTGAAAAGTGGGGATCAGCCCCGCATGACGCAGCGGGATATTCAATCGACCCGGCAACCACCGTCGATGAGCTTTAACCGTAATGCCTTCAAAGGCGCTAGTAGAAATATCGGCACAAGAAGCACTAGCCGATAGTAAAATAGCAACGGGCAACATTTTGCCCCTTTTTTTAGTTGACGCGATAGTTAATTTATATCTATCGTTCGCGCAACATAGGAGTGCCAAATGGCTGTGAAACCACAGGACATGATGGACTTGATGAAGGCTGATCAGGGAATGGGTGGCGAACCAGCTACCCCGCCTGCGTTTGAGCAGGAGGAAACCACTGCGCCGATGGCAAGCCCCATGAGTACGCCTGAACCAAAGCGCGGTGAAGAAGAAGCTGCGCGTTTGAATATCATGATGGCGCTAGACATGATGCAACAAGCACTAGCCGCCTTCGATATGGGTTCGGAAGAATCCAAGACCATTGAGAAAGTGATTGCTGAGATTACTCGCCGCTTTGGTGAGCGCGAGTCTGATTCGCGTCGCTTGATGCCTTCTGAAATCATCCAAATGATTCAGTCTCTACCACAAGCGGGTGGCGCTACGCCGGGGCAGAGAGAAGCAATGTCAGCGCCTATCGCGGGAACCACCGCACCACCACTTCCAATTTAAGGAGCAATCATGGAACTTTTTAAGCCAAAGGGTGCAATGACCGTTCGCCGCCCGACTGACAACTCGCAGATGAATGGTCAAATTTACAACACGCCTCGTTTCTCGGAAATGGGAGGCCTGTCGAATGCTTCAAAAACCGGCAAGCGCAACTCCATGACCATGAGCAAGCCGGGCGACACCAAGAAAATCTACTAATTAACTCAAGGGGCTAATCATGAGTCTGGAAAATTACTCTCCCGAAGCAATTGAAGAGCTTGCTGCGCTCTCAAAACGCCTGTCGGAAGACCCAAAAACACGCAAATCCTTTTTAAGACTGGCAAAAGAGGTCAATCCTGACCTGCCTGTGCCTGAATTGGAGATGGAAGAGGTTGTCAACCAGCGTGTTTCGGCGTCCGAACAGCGTGTGGCAGACCTTGAGAAGCAGTTGCGCGCGCGTGAGGTGCGTGATGAACTCAATCGCCGCCGTAGCAAACTCAAAGAGAGTGGTTATGCCCAGTCTGATGATGACATCCTTGAAATTGAGAAACTGATGACCGAAAAAGGCATTGCTAACCATGAAACTGCCGCCGATTACTGGCGTCACATGAAGCAATCGGCAGTGCCGACACCCGGTTATCCAACGCCCGTCATGTCTCGTATGGATGTGAAGGGTTATATGAAGAATCCGGTAGCTGCTGCACGTGAAAATGCAGCGGCGGCTTTGGCTGAATTACGCAAAAATCCAAAGCCAATCGGTTTGTAAGGGGCTATTTTTTAAACTTCGGAGGTAAATTATGCCTATTGGTGGCGGCATTCTTCCGGCTTCGGGTACTAATCAGTACAACGAGTTGACGTATGTCACTCGG